GTACTGGAGTTTTGGCGTTGATGCTGGATTAGTACATCTTCCATTGTGGGAGCCATGCAATCGTTACCGCAGATACAGTGTCCATGATCGTCACAGAATTGGATTTCTCTAAAGTCAACCATTGTCCGCGTATTCTTTGGCTGCGTTGGCGCATTCGGCTTTGGTGGGGAATCGTTTCTTGTGGAGTTGTTTGCCGGGGTGTGCATGTAGGCTGCCGGTAAAGCTGACCTCATTTATGCGTAGTTCCCATTCGTTGCCTGATTGGATGATGGTGTAGAAGTTTTCGCCTGCTTTGGCTTGGTAGGCTGATATTTTCTCGAATTGTAGCGTGCTCATTTCATCCCCATTGTTCTGCCATTGCGTCGGCTATGCCTTGGTAGGTTACTGATCGGATTTTCCACCGGTCGGCTCCTGGTGAGGCGTAGTGTACTTTGTCTGTGTCTTTGCGTGCCATGCCTACCATATGAGCTTTGACATTGCGGGTTGGTTTGAGCAAAGGCAGGTTTTTGAGCCATAGGCCGGTGCGTTTGGTTTCGGTGTGCCCGAACATCCAAGGTTGTACGTTTTGGGTTGCCGCCGATCCTACAATGTCGCGGGCGTAGCCATGCATGACGGGGTTTTCTACAGCGATTTTGGGTATGTCGGCGTAGAGCAGTTCTTTGAAGAATTTTGCACCCTCCACCATTGCATCCCACCGCCCCGGTTTCTCATGCAACCAGCGCACGCCTGAGTTTGTGAGGTAGGTGCATGGTGGGTGGGCGATCATCATGTCCCACCCCTCCCCCAGTATGTCGAACACGTCCCCTTGATAGTGCGGTCCTGGTTTGTCGGTCGGGAGCAAATCGCATGAGATAGCGTCATGTCCTTTGGCTAGGAATGCGTCCCGCACTGTTCCTGAGAATTCGCATGCTATGAGGATTTTCATTGGTTTTTGCCTAGTACCCATTGGAGGGTTTCGATTTCGGTTTGGATGGTTGTCTTCGATCCACGGAAACTACTTCCGCTGCGTAATAGTGTGTGCAGGAATTTGATTCGTTGCCGGATTTGGAACGGTGTTTTCATTTCGGGTTCATCGTCGTCGGGCGGGTTGAAATGCGGGTCGTTATCTGAGACGCCTGGGGGCAGGTTGCTCAACATGGCTATGCCGTTTCTTTGCGGTGTTTGGGTTGTTTGTAGGTGTTGCGGTAGTGGTCGAGGGTGTAGAGTCCGCAGGTGATGGTTAGTGAGAGTATAGCGGATATGAGTAGGATGCCCATTGTTTTGTCTTTCTTTGTGGTGTGGTGTGCCCCGGCACGTTTTGCGCCGTGCCGGGGCAATGGGTTATTTGTTGATGGGTTGGATGTTGTTGGCGGTCAGGTATTTGACGGCTTTTTTCGCTTCATTCTTTGATGCTGCGAGAATGATGTATCCTTCGGGGAAGTGGTAGCCGATGCATCCGGCAATGTTTCCGGCGTTGTCTCGGAGGTTGCCGGTTTGTTGTGCGTCGTAGGCTGCGTCCCCGTCGTGGTAGTAGCTGAAATGTGCTGCGGTGGTTTCGGCTGTGTGGCGGGTGAATCGGGAGTCTGACATTTTGTTTTGTCCTTTGCGGTTTTATCATTCAATTAACTATCTATATCTATTAGAACACGAATCCCCGCGTAAGTGAATACCTACGCGGGGATTTCATGAAAAAGTTTTTCTATAGCGGTGCCCCGAATGCGGGAACTTTTTGAATGTGCGCCTCGGGTCCGTTGCCGGAACGCCTTATTTCGATCCATCCGGCTTTTTCGATGTTGAGGTAGTGCTGTATCCATGAGGGATCGGGTACATGCCATTTGGTGATGAAGTCTACGGTGGCCCATATTTTCCCGTCACCGGGTGCCATGAGGGTAATGATGGGTTTCATATCGGTTTCCCCTGGAGTGTTGTGTGGATTGATGTGTCCTTGGTGTGCGAGTGCCGCGATAATAATGTCTTCCGGCCATTCGGTGAGGTAGCGGTCGGGGTTGACCCTGCCAAGGTTGGGCGAGTTTAGGACGTACCCGGCAGGGATAGCCTCAACATGAAGATGTGGCCCGGTGGTTGCTGCCCCGGTGTTCCCTGAGTAGCCAATGACTTGTGCCTTGGTGACGCGTTGCCCCGGTTTCACGGTGAAGCTGTCTAGATGGGCATACACAAAGGACGGTTCATTGTCGCCGCAATTTAGTACGATGATATTTCCACCGTAATGCAACAACCATAGAAAATTGTCGTGGTAGCTGTCGTCAAAGGTTCCGGCATATTCGATCACTCCGTCCCCGGCAGCATGCACAGGTGTGCCGGTGGGTGCCGCTTCATCGTTGCCGGTATGACCGGTCGGCGGATTGTAGCCTCCAGGGTTGGAGGCGTAGTTTTGGGTACGCCTGGAGTGGCCCCGTTTGAACGGCTTGCAATAGGTGTTCATGGTTTCACTTTTTCCCTACGCTGCGGCCACGGCGGTAGCTTATCCTCAGGGACACCTAACTGAATCAGCATGCGGCGTAGGCCGGATGCGTATTCTTCCAGTTTCCGCCGAAACGCAGCTTCCCTGTCGGCACGCTCGGTTTCGGCTACCAACCTGGATAACGCTGTGCGGTTGTTGGCTTTTTCCCGTTGCGCTTTGCCGGTGCGCCACGCGGTAAGACCGTCAATGATTTTCGGTGTGATCGCACCGATACCGCCGATACCGAGTACGGCAACAATGAGTTGAGTAATGTCCGTAATAGTCATGACGGTGGCATCATTTAGCGGGGTCAAGGTAAGCCCAATCGATCCGCCGATACCTTTTGATTTCATCGAAAATCACGCGGATTTCGAGGGCAAGGATCAGCCAAATAGTTGACGTGGTAGCTGTCCCACGGAAAGCAAAAAACAGGGTAGGCACCAACAACAGCACCCACCCAAGGCCGGTAATCATCAGCGCTACCCGTTCGAGCCACCAATGCCCGGTAGCAACAGCCACCGAACCGAGAATGCAACCAAGCACCAAGACAATCCCCACCGCAACCGACAGCACCGGGCCAATCTGTGCCGTCACAAGATTAGGCAAACCCCCGATGATTGCCAAGAAACCGGCAATCCCCGCCAACACATACCCCAGGAACTGAATGAAATTGATAAACGCAGGTTCCTTAAAGAAACTTACTGGACTCATGTCAAGTCCCTTGACTCGGAATGTGCGGGTACGTTTGGCGATGAAAGCCGGTGTTCTGCCGTCAACCGTGGTTTTGGCTTGATAAGGAACCCGGCAATAACCACCAACAGGATCGCCAAATATCCCTGGACCTCAGGGGGCATGTCGATGTGTAGGAACTGTTTGAGTAGCCATGCGATGAGGCCGGACAGTGCCGCCCCCGCACCGGCTGCGGTGGTTACCGGCCCAATCTGCCGTCTATCTGCTTGTTCCATGATTGCCCCCAGTAGCAATGTGTTGGTTACCGTTTGAATATTTCAATGAATGCGTTTCGACTCTTGGCGGTGTCGAAATAGGCGTTGCCGTTGCGGAATGCTGTTCTTAGTAGCTGCACCATTTTATCGTTGTAGGATGTGAGAATTTTACCGTCTTTCATCCTTTCCGGCATGATGGTAAACAGTGTTTGCTGTTTGGGTAGTTTTTCCTGGATGAAATAATAGGGACCGTCCCAGTCTATCCACACAGAAAACGTGCCGTTCTTTGTCTCTATGCTGTACGTGTATTTCGCTTTCGAGGTTTTCAGCCCAATGAGGTTGTCGTTATTGTCCTGAAACTCGTTACCAATAGCATAATCAGCATACTCGGTATTTTGGATGAATTGCCCGAACCGTGTCCTGTAAACCCCTTTCGCAAATTCAGCACTGTCTGCGAAATGGCACACCACGAATCCGTTGTATTTGCGGACGAATTCCCCCACCTGATCCGGCTTGATATCGTATTCCAGGAAATACGGATTCATGATACTAACCGAGTTTGCCAGGAACAGGACGCGGGTTTTATCTTTACTACGGTCAACGGTGGAGAAAAAGTTGGTAAACGCGGTTGCCTCATTCGGCAGGTAATGGATGGTCCCTTTTTCGATGATGAATTCGTCGAAAATAATCATGGTGACTTTGGGGAAAGCAACGGATTTGAGGCTTTGCGCCGTGGACAGTGGAACAAACCACCCCATCGGCACCCAGTCACGTTGTTTCTTGCCCCGCGTCTCCGATGTTGCCATTTCAGCGGTAAACGCGTTCACCCTGAAATCATAGTTCGGGAACTCGTGCTCAATGTCGGCAAAGAAACTAGCCTTTGAGGTTTTCAATTCATCCTTGTAGCGACGCAGATAAATAAACTGTTCGCCTTTACGCAGAAAATTCTTGATAACCTGCTTTTTCGCACCATACGTCTTACCCAAACCACGAGCACCCACCAAAAAGTTATAGACACCGTTATAGCTAAAAAGGGTGTCAAAATTGTAATACCTAAGTGCAGAACCTGCACTCGTAATTGCGACCGCGTTAGATGATGAAACATCTTCCACATCGGAGTAACTGTTAGTCGCTGTCGCACCCATTTTCTGACCTCATTTGCCTTTATATCGCAACACCGTTATTTCTAAGTATAGGCAAAGGATCGATGGGATTCCCGTAAGGGGGCGGCCAGGGGTCGCTGGGGGTTCCGGCGTAAGCCTCAAAATGCAAATGCTGCCCACTCACGTTGCCTGTCGCACCCTCCACCCCCAGCTTGTGACCTACGGGAACCTGTTGGCCCACGGACACATTCAACGATCCTGCCTGTAGATGGTAGAAATTGAACGTGTAGGCGTTGTCCAGGGTGCGTCCTTTGACGTATTCCCCGGCACTCCAAACCCCTGTGCCGTTGGGTTTCGCCACGGTGATAACCATTGCCGTAGGTGCGAGCACATCCCCCGGTGATCCGGCAGGGTTGGCAAGGTCAATCCCGTAATGAAAACTAGCCAAGCCGTCAAAGGCGCGTGGCCCAAACGGGGATGTGAGCGTTGACCCCGGCAGGGGGTGCGTCCACGCCCCTGTTGTGGGTGGGGGCGGATCAACGGGGGGCGGGGGCGGATCGGTTACGGTGGCATCGGATATGGGTATCCAGTAATCCCTGCCGTTGGGGATGCATTCGAGCCGGTGCCCGTCCTTCCACTGAATAAACATCCGGTTCGATGTGGAATGGACGTAGGTGATTTGTCCCGCGTGCGGTACTTCCGTTATCCCGTCGTCAGGTTCGGGGGGTGGGGGTTCCACCCCTGACAGGTCACCCTCCACGATCAGGTCATGCGTGGTCTGGTACCGCACCCCGTATTGCCCCAACACCGGGTGCGCCAAACATGCGGCGTGGATTTGGGCGAGCGTGGCGGTTGTGTCCAGGGTTTGCACTACCTCGAGGGCATAGGCCGGTGCCTGATGGTGCATGGAGAAGAAATACAGTACGGTTTCCGTGTTGCTGTCGGGGTCAAAACCGTAACTGATTGCCACGTTCTTATAGACTTCCATGTCGTCTATAAGCTGATCGTTTTGGATCGCCTGATTAGCACTCAGTACCGGTTTGAGGGATTCACCCTCAGCAAAAGTCAGAAACCGGGAATTCCAATACGAATTATTGGACGGGATTTCGTACAATTGACCGGCAAGGGACGGGGCAACCTGATACCACGCGCTAGGGTTTTCGTCCCGCATACGCACCAAAATCGACGCCGCACGCGTACCAAACCACTGCACAACACCAACAGTAATCGGATCATTATAATTGATCGCCGCATAATTCTGATTCGACTCAACAACACCAAGAATCTTAACCCCAAGCGCTTTAGCCTCATCATTATACATGTCGAGACCCTCGACAGGGGATTACGTCACGGCTTGCATAATGAAACAAGTTGCGTCTGACACTTCCCTTATGGTTTTTCATCGTGGTTAGGGGATTATTGCACTGTATACTCGTTGTGCTGTTGCGCCGATGTTTGCCGCCAAAATCGACGCTGGCAGGTCGGCTTGACCGGAGAGTACACCGTTGATACGCGGGGTTTTCGCTAGTTCCGCTGTGAGCACTGACGAGTTGGTTGCTGCCAGGGTTGGAACCGTCGCAGCCGTGACGACAATGATCCCTACCGCGTAACGCTGTCCTTTCCGCAACGTGTACGACGCTGACAACGCTTTCTCATAAACGGTTGACGCTGCCGCGTAGAGGGTTGTGTCGTTCGCTGTTGAGGCTACCAGGGTCAAATCCCCCAACGCGGACACTTCATACAAACCAAGCCTGACGAGGGTTGGTGTTGCCCCGGCAGCGGTGGTGTCGGTGTAGGTGCGGATTTTCCCGATCACATCAGCGCGGATAGCGGTGAAGAAACTCAGGAACACGGCACCGCTGGACATGGCTTTCGATGATTGGATCAGTTCGCGCGGGACCACTGCCTGACCGGTGGAGAATTCCCCTGGAGGTCGTTCATCCCAAATCACCCCTTTGGCTGTTGTGGAGAAAGCCACCGCCCCGCCCCGCACATCACGAATCAGCACATTCTCAACCTCAGTGACATACACGGCACCGGACGTACCCCCACCGGGCACGTCCTGACCGGTGTTTACCGCATTCACGTGTTCAATGCTGATGTTGGAATTGCTGGTATAGGTTCCGGCGTCAATGGCAACCAACACACCGGCCTGGGCGATACCATCCAACAGAATGTTGGATACGAAAATGTCCTTGCACCCGTTGATTGCAACACCCCTGCCGGTGCCAATGTTGTAACCTTGGATATCGTTGACAACAATATCCTCAATTTGTGCGTAGTTGGTTGCGCCGTCATTGGTGTAGGCGTTGATGCCAACAATATCATCGCCAAGATTGTAGGCTTTGACATGCTCAATCAAACCGCGTTTGGAACCGCGTGAAATGTGGATGCCGTCTGCGTAGGTTCCGTCAATGTGAACATTGGAGATACGGAAGTCTGTTACCTCACTTGTCCAAATAGCGCATGATGTGGATTTCCCAAACCACACATTCCTTACGTTGAAATCCGTTGTCTGCCGTGCACGGAGCAAACCCCACACCGAGGTACGCGCAACGGCGTTGGATGCTTTAATGGTGCAGTTTTCCACTGTGAAACCGGTTACCCCGATAGCCTCAAACAAGCACTCCGACGCCGTGCCGCCGTCAATGTAATCCAGGACCGAACCCTTGCCGTGTCCCCGAATGGTGATCCCGGCAGCGGGAACCGTGATTTTCGTGGATTTCATGGTTTTGTTGGCCGGAATAATCAGTGTTCCACCGGCAGCCGCCGTAACAGCAGACTGGAGGGTGGCGGTTTCATCAGTAC